GTTTCTATTGATGTCATTGAAGCGAGGCCTACCATTAACGATAGGCATAGCCCGCCCCTAATACTTCGGCGACGGGCTGCCTTCGGGCCCCGCCTCGACGGGAGTATAAACACCTTGTCAAGCGTAGCCCTCTGACCTGCGGTTTTGTTCACTCTAACTCCAAAATCGACATCGGTTCAATGATTTGCCGTACTAGCGCCTCTCTCAACTTTTCCCTTCCCCCACTATGGAACTTGGTGACTAAATAGGGTTCGGCTTGTATGCCAATCGCCCATTTAATCTCCTCGCCATTGTGATCGACGACTAAATCATCGACAAATTGAAGCTTCTCAAGTAGCCGGTCGATTGACCCTTGTCTTACCGCCTCAGTTATCTCACTTGGAAAGTAATCCTTTACCCAGTTGATGAATCCGCGCTCGTCGGTGATTTCCCACTTGAATCGGGGCTTTGAGGTGGTCACATAGGCAATCGCCTCATCGCCAAATTCAGCCTTTACTCGATCGGCGCCTATCTTGTCCATCTCAGCTTGTAATTGCTGGCGTAGGTCATCCTTCGCAGCCTTGGCCGCGTCCGCAATGACACTTATCGCAGCTAGTCTCAAGCTCATCTCTTTGATTGTCATTTTGCTCCCTTTTTGCTGCTCGATATAGGCGCATCTCGAGCGATTGGACTGATATGCCAGCATCCTTGGCAATGAACTCTTTGTCGAATCCCCAAGCCATCATCTGCTTGATGTAATCGATTGAGTGTGGTCTATCTATGCCTTTCCCGCCCATCCCTCTCCCTTAAAGATTACTGCTGGAGCTGTGAAGGTGCGATCCATAGGCACTTGGCAAGGCTGGCAGCCAACGGTCGCGTTGGTATAAACGCTAAATGACTGCTCGACGGTGATGCCGCACTTGGGGCATTTGAATTCATAGGTTGGCAACGGGTCTCTCCAATGTCTGACTCCCGGTCCAATATGACTCCATTATTTTCTCCTGATTGGCCACCATTTTGCAAATGCGGCACTTTTGGCTGACCATCTTGTAATTACCGCATTGCTCGCATCGAGTGATGTCATCCTCTCGATTGGCTACCCGTTCAGCTGGATAAATAATCCGCTGTTCAAAGCAGCTTTGGCACTCGACCAGCCACACTTCGCTAGGGCTATCCGGCACATCGGGGCAGTCATAGGTCTTGATCAGCCTATGGACTTTAATGCCCTTGCACCGGACGCACTTGAACGGATGTGCGTCTAGGTTCACTTCTTAAATTCCCACTTGCCATCAGATCCAATTTTCATCCAGCGGGCCGGACATTGCTCATCCCGGTTCCTCGATCCGCAAACCCAGCCTCGATATTCATTGCCCTCTTTGACCCCTTGCTTGAGGATCATCGGACCGTGATTGCAAAGCGGCACTTCATCAACTATTTCAGCGCCTAACTCTTTGACCATCTCGCTCACATCCCAAACAAATGGCTCGGGATCATTCGGACGCTGTTGCTGGACGAATTCAGCTAGTTTTGGCGAAGTTGTTTGAATTGGCTTTTGATGAGATTGATTATTGTTTGGCTTGGCGCTAAATCCTGCGAGGTTTAAGCTGCGCCCGAGAGCTCCCGTCTCCGCTAGTTCCAAAGCGTACTGTTTCGTCTTTGATTCAGACGATAGACCAGTCGTCCAAGGATTAGCATCAGCCTCAGTCCGATATAACTCAACCTTGACGATATAAACATCGCACTCCTTTACTAACGATTCTTCCAAGACGTGAGTCTTGATCCGGTAATCGGGGAATTGATTGATGAACTGCTTGAGACGGTCTTGCACTCCTACATAATCATCGAGGTAATTCGACATTGATGGCCCTTTCTGCTGCTGTTTCATTAAGTGCTGTTAATAGTTGCTCTTTGAGCGAATAAAAGCCCGAGTCCCAATTCTGTAATTCATAGGAGCAGGGCTGGCAATAGAAGCGCACTTGGCCTCTACGCGATGGCGAGGTGGATTCGACTTTCCAAAAGGCCGGGGATTGAGCGAGTGGGTGCCACTCACCGTTCTTGTTCTGACCCCATCGGCCTTTGCAGTAATCACACCATTGGCGATTGTTATGGTTTCTAGTAAGGCTCAATGTCATCCCAATCATCGACTGAGGTAGTGACACCCAAGATAGCGGCGTATCCAATGAGATCGATAATCGAATCCGACCGTCCCGGACTTTCCAAATATCGGCTGAGCTTGGTCGCGATAAACACCAATGCCAAGTCAGATGGGTCTCTGAGCTGAACACCGAGCAGTTTTGCGATTTTGTAAATTCGTAATAGGTTGTATCGCGGATCACCATACTCGAGGCCCCGGTTTTCGAGGGTATCTCGAGCGTTCTCAATCCAGTCACCGCAACTCCACTCGGACTCGTTTTCCATCCTCTAGTCCTCTCTTGTATCCAGCGCGGAATGATTCATCTGATTTCTTTTCGAGATACATCTCGACCAATGCAGCGGCGAAGAACGCACCGACGATTAAATAACCCAATTCAGGCAACATCGGCGCTCACCCCATAGGTGTCTAGAAAATAAGCTGAAATCTCGGCCCTTGAAAGGCGGCCTCTCAGCTGCTTTTTGCCCATCTTCTCTCGAGCGAATCGACGGATGATTGAGCCCTTAACCCAATTAGTGCCATCGGTCCAAGCGCCCGCTTGAGAATCAAAGCGGATTACTGCCGGTTTATTTGACATTTGCTCCCTTTCCTCGCATCGGTTAATGCGATTTAGGGATAAGGCTATACCCGGTAATGCGATTTAGACCAGCAGCAACTCGCTATCTTTAATGTCCAAATATCCGACCCATTTCTCCGCCTGTACTGATCCAGCGAAATCGGTCTTTGTGGGCAATACCTGTAAAAGCCACTCAGGGGCCTTTAGAGCCCCTAAGTCGAATTGGTAGATACCGGAAGGGGTTGCATTGATGTAAAGCGTCCTAGCGCCCGTCCTAGCCCTTATTTCGGCTAAGTAATCCCACTTCTTGCGCTCAATCATCAAGGTCGGGTAATGCGTCCTGCGGCATTTAAGCTCGACGTAGGCATCGCTGGTTATACCGTCAGCCCGGTCGGTTGCCGAGAGAGGCGTTAGGTCCGGGTATATCCCCTTCAGCGCCTCAAATAGCTCGACTTCCCGGAGGTAGGTCAATCGTCATCCTCATCGAAGTCATCGAGGGGATTCTTGATTGGGTCAGCCGGATCGATAATCCAGTCAGGGTAAGAGCTGCGATCCATTGCGAAAGCGAGAGCTGTGCCTTCATCCATCCCGGAGCGACGGCAAGCGTCATACACTTCTTTAGCTGCTATTGCCCAAAAATCAAGCTTTGTAAGGATTGGCTCCTTGACGGTGCGACGCTTACGAACGACCTTCTTAGCGACGCGCTTTGGCTTTGGCTTTGGCACTTAGTCCCCTTTCGAGGGCTAATTCTAATTGACTCTCCATCTTTTCAAGCCTAAGCAAGATTGGAGTGTTCTCGAGCTTGATGATGTATCGAAGGCCAGCGATTAGAAGGCCAATCGAGCCAAGTAGCGAGGCGACAAAGGTAGCGATTTGCTCCGGGCTCACTTTTTCTTCCCGTACCGCTCATAGGCAGGGTTAAGCCAGTTAATGATTCCCGGGATTGTGGCTGCCACCGCTGCATTGAGAATCGTCTCGGGATCAAGGCCGACCGAAAGATAAGTGGCTAGAGCAGCTGCGATAAAAGTCTTGAGCCAAGTTTCCGCGACCAATTTAAGTTCTTTCATTTACCGCTCTCTTTCGAGGTCAAACCAAGATCCGTCGGAATCTCCGCGCTTGGTAAAGCTGATATGGATGTGGGACTTATGAGGATTTGGGCCTCTGTATTTGCGCCACTTCCATTTGAGGATACGCGACGCAATACGGCCATCATAGATAACGTACGAAATGCGCCGGTCCCCGCGCTTGGCGCACTTGCGTATCTTGTCGGCCAAATAATGCGCTTCTTCTTTGTGAGCATTTAGATCCGCATCGATATCTATTGCTCGAACGATTCCGCTTCGAGGCTCTGGAATATGGTCAGAATTACCCGCCGCAAGGTGACGAGAATCAGCCACCCAGCCATCGCTGCGACGGTCCCTGCGAGAATAATCGTCGTCAATTTGTTCGCGGAGTTGAACGCCAGCTTTACAAAGCCGGGGCTTCAACCCAATCTCCTAATTCCTCATCCCATATATAAAACTCGCCATCAGCCGGATAAGGCTTTGGCGGTTCCCAAAGATAAGTATCTAAATTTTTTGTCCAAGATGGATAAGGCTGAGGAGCTGAAAAACCAACGCCATCCCACTCGTAACCGATGCCAGCGTAATTCTTATGGAGTGGACGGCCTTCGGGATGCTGACCGCCTTGAGTGTTGTAAGAGGTTTGCACCCAATTACCGCCGAGACGAGTTTCGCACCATTCAACATCGTCAGCGACGATAACTCTGATTACCTTGTTGTTTTCGTCAATCTCTGCAAAGTGCGCCATTAGAACACCCTAAAATCGCCGGATGATGTAAATGTGTAGATGGTGTAACCGCCGGATGAGGTAACTGTGCCGCCATCGGCAGCTTGTGGTCCGACATAACGGATGATGACAATGCCCGAGCCACCATTTGAACCGTTGTTTGAACCGCCGCCACCACCGCCACCACCACCTGTATTTGCAGCG